TTTGAACTGGAAGAACTGGCGCATAAATGATGCTTTCAAGAATCGCTTCTCTACTTCACCACCATACTGCTCTTGGTACAATGGGTTGATGTTGCCAGTGTTAATACCAGACTGGTGGCCTGGACGTGTTTGTGCGTTTGCTACTGTTTGATTAAGAATAGTCATTCTTTTATTTTCTCTCTATAGAGTTGAGTTTTAAATTCCGCGTTTTGCAGAGCGTGTACGACGTGCGTCTAGTGCTTTCATTTCCATTGATTGGCCGTATTGGTGGCCCTTAGAGATTAATGCGTCTAGTTGTTCGTTGTATTCTTGTCGAGTTAAGTCTCCACCTTTTGGTGCGTTTGGTACGTTGTCACCTTCAACGCCAACCATCTCTTGTGAATAATCACCTGATTGTTGGAATGCACTAACAAGCTCTTGTACTGCAAGTTTTGCAACAAAGCCACCTTGAGAGATTGCTTCATTTAGTTCTTTACGTTGGTCGTTCGGGATGTTCTCTTTAGCCCAACCTGCAAGTTCTCCGAAGGTCTTCTCGCCAGTCTGTTCTGTGACTCCTTTGAACGCTTCTTGTACTTGGTTAAACACTGACGTGTCTGCTGCTGTATTCTTTTCTACACTAGCTTCGTGTAGCTTAGACATTTGGCCTGATAACAGTGATGCCATACCTTCACCATGCTTCGCTGATAACGCTGCATAGATTTCTGGTGTACAGTTGCCGCCATTAGCTGCTACTGCATCACGTGCTTGTGCAGGATCAATACCTGCGTCTGCCATCATCGTACCAACTTGCTTAGTAGCTGTATCAGAATAGTTTAGAGAAGGTACTGGTTTAACTTCTTTCTCGACCTTGGGCTCTACTGTGGGTGAGGGAGCCGGTTCTTTTACTGGTTCTACTGCTGGTGTTGCTTCTACTGGTGATCCGCCTTCTGCTGGCGCTTCTGCCATGTAGAATTTAGCCATGTTCATAAATTTCATCGTTGTTGTCCTTGTCCTGCTGTTTGTCCTTGAGATACGGCTTGAGCTTCCATACCCTGCGTCTGTGCGTTACGTTTCTGCGCTTCTGCTTGTTCTTTCTTAACAACGTCTTCATCCTTCAAGAATTTCTTAAAGTCTACGCCATGTCCTGCACCTAGTGTAGAGATTAACTCACCAAAGTCTAGTCGTGCTGCAACTTGATCAGGTACTTCTGCTAGACCTACTAAGTCTTGAAAGAAGTATCTCATACGGTCTAGCTCACTGTTTCTTGATAGTGACTCTAGCCCTGTTACTATGACTGGTTCTATAGATTTGAATACGGGATCGATCTTGGCTAACAGGCGTGTTGCTAGTGGTAACTGCAACTCTGTAGCTAAGTTTGAATATACACCACCTAGCGAACTCTCAAGTTCATTAGCTTGCATACGTATCTCTTCCGCTGTAACGCGCTCTGCGTCACGTGTAACTGCTGTGTTTAATAAGAAGGCTGCGCCTATCCGTCGTTCTACTGCACTAAATTGTTCGGTTAAGAACTGTGATGAATTAGCTACTTGTGGTGCGTGTACGTAAATATCTTCTTCGCGACCATGTACATATGCACCTGATCTTGCTTCTGTTATCTCACGTACGTCTGTCATACCTGCCGGATTTACTAAGTTCTTAACATCTGTAATCATCGTAGTATAATCTAAGATTGATTCTGCTAATGTACTTAATGTCCAGAAGTCACCTGCGTAGTTTTCGACTAGTCCTGTACCGTAGTCTTTGTTACGACAAAGGTTCCAAGTTAATGGTATCCATGGTAGTTCGGATTCCTTGTACATACCCATCTGTGTAGATGCGTACTCTAAGTCTTCCATCTCTTGCCATGATACAAACTTGTCCTTACCTGTCTTAACAACTGCGGTAAATACTGATACGTCTGCTTCATCTTCATAACCTTGCTCTAGTGCTACTGCACGTAAGTCTTCTGGTAAACCAGATACTGACTTAGTTTCACGCATGATTATCTTTATTACATTCCCTGCTAGGTCGCGTTTACATATATAGTCACGTAGTGAGTACATCTGCATCTTGCCTTCTTTAGGCATGAACAACATAGCGTTGCCTGTTATGATTAAGTGTTGGATTATCTGCGTCATTATTACACGCGCATTAATCTTATCTAACTCTCTCATAGCTCCGCGTTCCGCTTCACCTAATGCAACGTCTATCTCTGCACTTGTTAAGTCTCCGGCCAAGTCTTCTCGTTGCTGTGGTGTAAGGTGCATACGAAAGAATGGTCGTGATGGCTGGAATAGTGCCATCATTATTTTGTTTGCGAGATTAGTTACAGCCTGTGCACCAACTGATTGGTAGTCATTCTGCATCTCGTCATATTCCATGAGTGGATCATCTGGAAATATGTTAGGGAGTGTCCATCCGGCATAACGTTCACAACGAGTTAAAGTCTCTTCTCGTGCATAGTCACTACCTAGGAATTCTCCCTTCAATCTAAAGTCACCATCCATGTAAGTGTCTTGTAACTCTTGTGGAGTCATGTTATCTCCTAGATGGATATATTCGATTTACCAGATAGTACTTCACTATCTACTTCGTCGTCTATTGATAAATTAATGTTACCTAGTGAGCCTTGTCCTTCACCTTCTGTTTCTGCAAACTGCTCTGATCTTAAGGCTTGTGCTCTGTCTTCTTTAGCTTGTTGCGCTGCATCGTCTCTCGCGTCGTCAGCTTTCTTTGCTTGGTATGCTGCCCCCGCCGCTGATATTACTGCTGTTGCTGTTACTGCCCAGATAGGTTTCTCCTTACTGTGTTTGTGTAAGATTCGGTTATATGCTCCTTTCGTATAGCTTCGGTAGTGTCTAAGTTCCCGACGTATCGGAAGCCAGTCCACCATGTATCTTCGAGGGCATACCCTGCACGTTTTACACCTGCTGGGCTTATGAATGTTACCGGTTTTTCGGTGGCATCTATTACTATAGTGCCTTCTTCCGATACTACTTTGATCTTTCCACGAGAGACTACGATAATCCATTCTGTATTGTGTACTGCGCCTACTAGGCACGTACCTTTAGGAATGAATATTTCTCGTCCGTATGTCCCGTCTGAGAAGTACTCAGTGATAGGTGTTTCTACTTGGGGTAAGTTTAAACAAGCCTCTTCTAGATTAACTATCTTCTTACGTACTTGCTCTTGTGGTAGATTCCAGTCGTCGGTTAGCATCATGTTATCTACGGCTTTAGTCATTTACTAATACCTTTTGCATGTATGCTAATACTTCTTGTTGACCCTCGCGGCGGTGTATTTGCTCTAATGTCTCGCCCAATTTAGGGCGAGCATCTGGAAATACCTTTTTCAAGTTCGCCATTGCTGCGCGAGTCACTCCTTTGCTATTAAAATCGCTCATTAAATCTCTTCGTATCTCTTGTCATAAGGCTACCTTTAACTAAAAAAGTACTTAGATTTTAGTATATCATCTATGTTATACGTCCCTGTGGTAGGCATTGTTTGGGTGTCTACTCCAGTCTGCTCGGCCCATTCTTTAAGTGGGTCGTGTTTAGTGTATAACTCGTGGAATGATTTACGTATGGCTTGATACATCTGCTCAGTGTTACCTGCATGTGTACCGTAGTCATCGTGAATCATGGCATAGCATCTAAAGTCCGTCATGTTAACTGTCATTACCATGTGCGTACTGTCAATACTATGTACAAAGTTTGGTGCTATCCCAGAACGCTGTCTAGTTAGGAGTGGGTCGCCATAGCAATCCAAGTCATCTAACCATAGTTCCTTCATACCGCATAGCTGAGTGCGTACTCTCGTTACAGGTACGTCCTTGTAGTACTGGTATACAGGAAATCCTATTGGCGTTAACCACGCGCAATACTCTTTTCCCACATTCTTTTGTAGCCAGTCCATAGCTGATCGTGCTGCTATTACTGTTCCACCTATTGCATCCCACAGATGGGGCGTTAACCATTTGGAATAATCCCAACAGTGTTTATCGTCTAGCTTAAACAAGTGCCAATTGTCGGTAGCCCATTCAAAGATTGCAGCTCGTGCGCTCTTCTGTTTAGCACCGTATGGTAATGTCATAACTGGACGCTTTGCTAACTTGCGTGTAAGTCCTACCTCTGACCACTTCTCTGCCCGTGGGTCATCTATCTCTGAGATGTTACGTGCAGTAAGGTCTGATACTTCCTTGTATATGTCTTCTGGTAATTCACTATCTGATAAGTTCGTTGCTCTAGCACCTACTTCGTCTCTTAGCATTGCTGAGAAATGTTGTAGACCATTACATGAACCATCTAGTCCTACTGGTATAGACGAATAAGCATTAGGATTATTACCGTAGTCACACTCATGCCAGTCATAACAGAATGCTAAGAACTGGTAGGGTTTGTCGGCGTTAGTCCAGAAGTCTCTATTGCTAATCGGGTCTTCCACCACTTGTCGAATGAATACCTCGTGTTCACGTATCCAAGCAACTCTAGCACTGTAAGCCAGTTTGTCTTGTCCGTATACGTTAGCTCCTTGTATCGCGAGCCACTTAACTCCATTAGTGCCAAGTTTCTCTGAACGACCGAACTTAATAAGTCCTTTAGCTGTGTCTGATCCTTGTGGAGACAGACCGGATGTTGCACAGTAAATGCGTCCTCTAAAGTCACATGTGTACACGTAGTAAAACTCATCCCATGTACGTAACTCTTTAGCCAGTTTAAAACTCTGCGTGAACGCGATAACTGCGGCCTTCCGTGTTTGTTCTTTACCATAAGCGCCTTTTGCTCCTATCTTCCAAGCGATAACTTCTAGTTTCTGCCCTTCTGTTAAGTCATCTTTTGGTATTTTAGCTAAGTGTGGTGGGAAAGGTTTTGGTTTAATCTTCTCATTAGAAGGTATACCAATACCTAAACCTTTAGCGTATATGATGATTTGTACATCTAACACTTTCTGGTTGATAGTCCACGGAGTACGCTGCATAGCATTAACTGCATGACGATGCGCATCCGGTACATTCTTCTCCACGTACTTTCTATGTTCACGTGACTTTGTTTTGATAAACGTTGTCGTCTGTGAAAGTGTGGGGCTGTAGTAACCACCTTGCATGTTTTTGTCCCATGCACGTGGTGGGATCTTCAATGGCAGACGTGTTGGACTTAGTAGTCCCTTAGCCTGCTCAAACTCCCCGAGCCACTCGTTGAACTGGGGTGTGGTTTCTACGAACGCTGTTGTCTTGATACCCTTACGTTTCTTCTGTATATAGAATACATCTTCGAACGCTATAAGGATAGCATCTACAACGCGTAACCCAATATGTGTTAGTTCTTCTGGCTCAAAGTCCGTCCAAACTAACTTGTCAAACTCCTTGAACTTTGTCATAAATAACTTGTGCTTATGCACGTAGTCTGTGACCTTCTGTTCTTTCAAGGATTCCATAACTTTGTTGTAATAAGCAGGGTACTCTGCCTCGAACATCTGGCATTTCAAGTCTGCTTCTAATCTTGTTCCTATGCCTAAGCATATCTTTAACATCGTATTATGGTTTGCCATAGATGTTTTCTGGAACATAGTCTGTAGCCCTATGAAGGCTACTTTAAGGTAATCACCTTGTGCTACTGATGTAAGTAGTCTTGTGTATTTAGCTCCCCGGCCACGGATCAACTTAGCGCGCTCTTCAATAATGTCTGC